TTGTGGTTGTTCAACCTCTGGAGCAGCTTCCTGTGTAGGCTGTTCTTGTGGTTGATTCATTTGAGCTACCTCTTCATCGCTTACGAAGCTAAATGATGACGTAGACTCTTCTGGCGTAGAGACAACAGCTTCTTGAGCCGTGTCTTCTACTGGGTTGGTGTTTTCTTGATCCATTAAATTTTACTTGAAGTGCAAATATATAACTTATTTGCTATCTGTTATTTAGAGCTCTTCTTCCAGCGACTTACCCTGCCCTTCTCTCGCTTCTCTTTTCTTCCTCTGGCTTTATCTGCTGTAGTTAACTCAGAGGCTGTTGCTGGAGTATCTTTAGATATTCTTTTAGTTGGTCTAAATGAGCGATCACCTTTTGAGTAATCCTTATCTCCAGATAAAGTCCTCCAGTCCTCTTTAAACCAACGCTTTAGGTTAAGACCTGCTTTAGTTTTTCTTACCGCCATTGCCCCAGTTTTTAGCACCTACCTTTCTGCATTTAGCTAAAGCCCCAGAAGCATAGGCAGAAGGCCATACGCTGTATCGCGACTTCACTTTATGATAGCAAGCATCTTTTACAGAACCCCCTTTCTTGTACTTCTTGCAACCGCAGTTGCTTTTCTTCTTTGGTTTCATGAGTGATTTGCGATCTTAAACTTGGCTTCCTTTACGGCGCCAGGGTGGGGCTTGTAGCCACCCTTCATAAGAAAGTATCTACCCCTCTCCTCCATCCAGTGAAATCCACTAGGAGCTGCGACAGCCTTAGTAGCCGTGCTAACCTTTAACTTACCACCCTTGTTGTACTTTACAGCATTCATCTTAACAGTTCCATTTACGTAACGCAAGAGCCTTCCTGGTTGGCTTTCCGTTGGGTTTTTTCATAGGTCCTTTTACCCCAGACATTCTGGCGCAGAAAGACTTTCTTCTTTTTGCTGCCTTGCTGCCTTTCTTAAGTTTAGAAGGGGGTGTGGTGACAGCGGTCTTTATGTTACTTCCTGTCTCTCTGTTGTATTTAGCCACACCAGCCTTGGTAAGTCCGCCAGATCGGGACTTATGCTTGCCCATCTTCAGGCTAACGTTCTTCTTCTTTTTTACCCTAGGCATAGAGCAAAGATAATAAAAACAAAATAAGAGATTTATACCGTTTCGTACTCCTTAGATGGATCGAAAAATATAACGGAACTAGAAACAGCATAGCCGATTATTCTAGAATAATATCCAGAAGTGGTTGGAGCCGTTGTGGTGACGCTTGCGTTGTTGCTTATATACGCTCTGCTTCCTGGGGTTAAATTAGTGGCGGTTGTTTTCACAAAACCCTCCAAGCACATACCCACACCAGTGTTTCCCCCCATTGAGATCCCCAGCATTTTTGTGTTTGCTGAAGCGCTATTAGGTGCAGCGGGTAACCACGCTACTCCAGTATAGTAGTAAACCCTACCAGCAGAAGAGTTAGTCCCTGAAGACCCACCATAAGTAGTTGTTGAGGCTCCTGCGCCTGTATTTCCAGCGCTACTAATTCCAGATCCCACATGAACTGTTCCGCTTGAAGCTACATCCGAAAAAGATAGATTTCCCGAACCATCAGTGGTAAGGGCTTGGCCGTTAGTTCCTGTGTCATCAGGAAGAACTAGGGTATAGCTAGCTCCTGCACTGTGGGGAGGCGATTGTATTTTTACTCCGTGAGTATTTACATTGCAGTTAAGCTGAATCGCACCATCGTTGGTATCCCCTTTAACTTCTAAAACACCCGTGCCGTCGGGGGATATTATTACATTGCCGTCAGAAGTGCTTGAAATATCATTTCCATTAACATCCAGGTTACCACCCAACTGAGGTGAGGTGTCATCAACCAGGGCTGCAAGTAGCCTCTTCCAAACACTAGCCATGATTATTATTTATCTTTTTCAGCTTGAGCTTCAAGCCTGGAAAACTCTTTTTCTAGTTTCTCTAAAGTCTTAGCAACAATGGCTGCGTCAGAAGCCTTAATAGTTGATGATTCTGCACACTGCTTCAGAAAGAAGACTTCTTGAATGTCTAACTTCATTTGAATTAATTAAAAGATTAAATTTATTTAGCCTCCAGCTGATTGTTCAGCTTTTGAACTATACTACTAAGCAAAAGTACATCTTTTCCCTCAAACTTAGACTCAGACAACAAAATAAGTAAATAATTTAATTCCTGCTGACCTAAGGTGTCGGTTGATACCTGGGATTCAGGCTTCTTGTTTCCTAAAAGGGGCATATATTAAGATATGTTAGTGCAGATGTAAAGATTGTCAGAAGTCTTATCAAACCAGAAAGATCCAATCCCTCCAGACTCGTCTGTCTGAATAGGAGTTGCGTTATCCTTAACCTCCATGACAGCAATAGGGTGAAGAGAGTCTCCAGTTCTTGCGTTCTTGTAGTTTTCTACGTGCCATCCAGTCAAAGGACCGTCCTTAAGCCATCGAAGCTCAGGCCACTCAGTAGCGGTTGAGCTAGCATTAACCTGAATACCAGCGTTGTTAGCGGTGGTGACGGATGCGTTGGAAACATTTCCAAGAGTAATCAATTTGTCTTCAACCAAGATAGTTGAAGTATTCATGGTTACGGTATCTCCCTGAACGGTAAGGTTACCAGTAATTGTCGCGTCCCCCCCAACGCTAAGGTTGCCAGTTGCATTAACGTTAGCGAACGTAACGTTAGATGAAGTGCTTAATCCAGGAGTTGTGGCAGTAAGGGTAGAGTTAGCAAAAGTTAAATCTACGTCTTGCTGATTGTTGCTGCTGTTATTTACAGCGAAGTCTGTGTCATCGCTGATGTCGATAACCCCCATAGTAACCTCCTGAATACCACTACCGCTTGCATTTAGCTGAAGGTAATTAGTTGTTTGGGTTCCATTGGCTACCCCAAGGAGAGACACATTAGGGAAAGACAAACCAATAGCCCTAGCGGAAGCTAGCTCAGTGTCTGTCGAAGGAAAGTTTCCAGAGTTGTCGGTAGATATATGAACCGCTGCATCAGAAAGCTTGACAAAAGAAATACCACCATCCTTAACCCGTACGTCTCCAGATGCACTTGCAACCTCAATAGTAACGTCGTCTGGGTTTACAGCAATATTGTTAGCGGTAACCGTAATACCACTCTGACCAGCCACGTTGATCACGCCATTAGATTGGGTCAATCCGTTACCAGCAACGGTTGATGAAAGAGCCACACCTGCTGCGTCAACAGTGATACCTCCATTTGCAGCTGGCTTCACCCTGATGAAAGAATCTCCACTGGCTATGTTTCCTGCGTTACCTCCAGCGGTAGCAGAAGTTTCAATTCCATTGCCTTGATTTACGGATTGAATGTCGCCCGCTCCAGAACCGAAGTTTTGAGCTGCGATATAATCAAACACGCTATTTCCAGTCACAAGACCCTCCTGGCTGTTTGCAATAGAGGCACCTACTGTACCAGTGTTGGGAGCTAAATCCTCCTGGGTTAATACTCTTTTCCAGACTGAAGCCATATCTCTTACTTTTTATTTGATACAAATATACGATTAATTATCTATCCCAAAAAACAACTGATTACTGGTGTTGGCATATATACCTCCAGCAACTGGAGTAGGAGCTGTAGACTGTCTTGAAATAGATACAACTTTTTCTTCGTTTAGTGTAAGCGCCGCTACGTCGCCACTATCGTTGCCTACAAAAAGCTCCATCTTAGTAGAAACCCCTGGTCCGTATCCAGCAGACTGAACCTGAGTGAATACCATTTTTCCAGCTGTTGCTTTATTGCCGCCTATGCTAGAACCAAAGAAAGCCACTTGAGCTATTACGTCTCCAGATTGGGTTTCAGCTAGGGATCCTTCAGAGCCTCTAGATCTAAAGAGGTTAATAGCGGGTGAATTAGAGCTGCTGTTTCTTGTGACCAAAACAGACTCAAACTGAGGTGATTCTGTCCAGTCATAATCGTTTTCAAGATCACTTAATTTTGCAAGCACAGAATACTTGCTACCCCCTGGTATAGAGCCCACCTCCGTCCAGGAAGAATCGCTGGTCCAGTCGTTTCCGTTGTAAACAAAAGCCTTGTAAGTGTTGTTTACTTGGGTTACAGCAAGGAAGCCGTTAGTCTGTACTTTATTTGAAAGGGAAGATCTGTCGCTGGTGGAATCAAACAAACCAAGACCCTTTACTTGATCCTGAGTCACATCTATTATGGCCTCCGTAGAGTTATTGTGCCTTACTAGTCCTGGAAATACTGGCATTAGAATGAAATAGATATAGGTGTGTTAATACCGAAGACTCCAGAATCGTTAGATCTATAAATATTATACTCAGAAACTACTCCATATTCATTTTGGATGTTAAATGTAGTGGAGTTTGTAGATGGGTTAATCATTATTTGAAAATCAGAAACGACTTGAAATCCATTGTCCTGAATTATACTAGAAATAACCCCAAAACTAACTGGGTAAATTATATAGGTAAAGTTTCCGTTAGTGTTTGTTCCAGAATCCCCAGATGTATCTATGACAGACTCATTGATTAATCCGTTAAATATTGTGGAAAGACCACCAAACAATGTCTGAGCAGCAGCAGAATCAGCAAGAGAGGCTGTTGAACTAGACCCGACCTTAACCCTTCTCCTCCATTGAATGGCTTTACTTGCAGAAAATATGTTTATACTTTCCCCTCCCCCATCATCTACGGCAGAAACCTTTAAAAAGTTAGATGTAGGGACTGAAGGAATAGACTCAAAAACAGTAGATAAGGTTGGGGCAAAAACATTATCAGCGAGTCCGCTTTCATGAACGATATTATTAGCGATAAAAGAAACAGAATTATCTTGAGTTTTTGAGGTGTCGGGTATACTAAATGTAAATCCATTTATCCTAATTCCAGCCCCCACCTCTCTTACTGGTACGTTGAAAAGCTGTTGATATGAACCCCATTCGCCATTAGAACCAAGCTGAGACACGCTCAATGAGTTGAGAAATATCACGGTGGTGCTATAAACAGAAAGCATATCAATCAATATATCCTCTAAAGAAGTGCCTATAGATATAGGAGTGGTCATATGATCGAAAGCAGGGTCGTTGTTGGTTATGTTTATAACCTGAGTGGTTAGCGTCTCACCATCACTTCCAGTGCCTGTAGACCCATTGGTGGCGGATGTAATTCTACCCTTTTCATCTACGGTAATGTTTGCAGACGTGTACTGACCTGGTGTTACGTTAGTATCTGGAAGGCTTATAGTTCCAGCGGAGGTTATAGTTCCTCCAATGAGACCCTCCCCAGCAGTTATACTGGTTACCGTTCCTCCGCTACCAGAGCCCCCACCAGACCCCACAGCAGCAACAAATCCTTGGGAAACTGTAATTGTATTGTTTGGCGCTGGAGTTGATACGCTGATTGTGTTTTTAACCGTTGGGCTAGAAACAATGATCTCTATGGTATCTCCTACAATTACAGCCATGAAACAAAGATAAGAAAATAAAAAAAGGCCCGCGAGGGCCTTCTTTGTGATCGTGTAAGCTGTATTATACGACGGTAGCCTCAGGGAATGCCTGATCGACGGCTGCGTCTACGATCACATCCAGGTCTGTCTCTCCAGCGTCGTTATTGTACTGAACGTTTAAGTTGTGCACAAACACACCCCCGTTCTCTACAGCCCGCATAGAGATGTATACGTTTTCTTCATGTACGCTTACCTGCATTACAGATAGCGTTGGATTTAAAAGTGTGAAGTGGTTTTCGAACTCTTTCTCACCTGTGATAGTCCAAGACTTTGATTGAAATAAAAATGCCATAATGTTGTTTTATAGTGACAAAGATAGTAAAAACAAAGTTACGGCTTGATTCCGTATTCACCAGCAGGAAGCGTGTAAGTAACCTCGCCTCCATTAACCATGTCTAAATATGTGTATGTTTTTGAAGAGGACACCTCCATGCTTTCGTAAGTGGCCTGCCACTGACCTTCTCCAACTTGAACGCAGTCATCTAATTGTTCTTCATTAAACTTCCACAAAAAGTTAGGAGATCTAGAGTCCGCCCAGGATTGATTTAAATCATCCTCGCTCGTAATCGTTACTGTATATATTGCCATATCAAACTATGTATATAAATTCAGGGTTACCAGAATCAGCGTTTCCAAAACCGATAAGCGAAGGAGCTGGACTGGTGAAATTAATAAAGGTGCTTGTACTTGAGTTGGTGGAGGTGCCGCTCACCCTTATGTATGGCGCTTTGTCGAATCTGCCACAACCATACCAGCTTCCACTTTTCTTACCAAAAACATAATAAGCAAAACTAGAGTATTTACTCTCAAGGAACTCAGTCCAACCAGTATCGCTTCCAATTCGCGTAAAACTAGTTATGCTGCTTGCAGATCCATCCCCCCTAGTTCCCCCACCAAAGCCACCGCCATTTCCGCAATGGTAGTGGTGACCATCGGTAGTTTTTATAGCCTTGATGTAGTTAGCACCCACATGGACGCTTTGCCAGTCCGTGTCGGAGTTTGCTGTACCAGGAGAGGTCTGATCGCCAGAGCCCGAAAGACCAAGTTGATTTGACCCGTCATCCCCCCAGGTAACTAAAGTCCCCCCCTTTATAGCGGCAGAAGCTTCCTGACCTGTAGAGATTTGAGTCCAATCGGTGTCAGTTCCTATTTGTGTCCAAGACGTAGTGTTACTGCTAGTAGTCCCTTGTCCTGTTCTTCCGCTTCTGTTGCGGCCCGCGCTATACAAAGCGCCTGTAGTTTTTATTGCGACGCTAAAATCCTCTCCGCAAGAGACTTTTGACCAGTTTGTGTCAGTTCCAATCTGAGCGAAAGTGCTATACTGAGAACTCGTGTTTCCTCTTCCTAGCTGACCATAGCTATTAGTGCCTATCCCCCAAAGTGTTCCGTCTGTCTTTACAGCAAGTGTGTGGTTATCGCCGCAGCTAAATTCAGCAACTGAAGTTAGCTCAAGTCCAAACTGACGCACGTAACCTCCGTAGATACCGCTACCACGATAGTTGCTACCACTGCTGACCATAAATAGGTTTCCTGAGCTATCTAGCATGCCCATTGCGTATCTCCCCCCTTTTACCTTAGCGATGTCAGAAGCGCTTGGAGGTGAAGACACACTAGAGTGAAACTCAGCCGTTCTGTAAACGCTTGGTGATTCCCCATGCGTCATAGTATTGCTCCCATATGCGCCACCGCCAAGAGCAAGGATTCCAGAACTGGGTTCTGATGTACCGCCGCCGCTTGGGACGTCTTGTCCGTTTATTGATGCTATGTTTGCCACGTCTATTCCGTTATGTGATGTTATGTCTGGCATTATGCAAGAACTATAAAGTCGTTAGATGGGTTAAACCAAATCTGTCCGTTAGTGCTGTCTAGGCAGTAGCCTACTACGCGAACTACGTCTCCAGTCCCTGAGGGAACAGCACCCGTGATATCTCCAGCGGTTGTTGAAACATACAACTCATCAGCGATAGTTCCTGGGTCGTGATCGAGAGTAAACATACCACGCAACAACATTCCGTCAACATCAGGGTCAGTACCCAGAGCGATAGCCAGCATCACGCCACCTGCTGTGCCTGTGGCATCAGCATCAGCTGCTGTCCACCCCCCGCTTGAGTTGAGGTAACAAAGCTCTCCCTGCGTAGTAGAACCTGACCCGAAATACATCACATCCCCATTGTGGCTGAAGTGTGTGTCTGCTGTCTTATTTATCGTGATCCCTTCCGTAACTTCAAGTGTACCGTTAACCTTTATGACATCATTATCGAACTCACCATAAATAAGCGGGGTGGATGTATTTGAGTTGGCTATATAGAGCTTGTTGGAATCTGTAGTAACGGCTGATCCAGCTTGATAACCAACGAAAACGTTAGAAGCTCCTGTCGTTGTAGCTAATCCAGCTTGATAACCTACAGCTGTATTACCAGAACCAGTAGTTAATGCAGTTAAGGCTTGGTAGCCTACAGCTAGTGTGTTGGATGTAGTTGAACCTGAAACACCCATAGCGGCCTGATAACCGACAGCAACGGTATTGTCACCTGTTCCGTATCTGAACGCCGAAGAACCAATGGAAACGCTATACGCTGCGTCAGTGGATACGTTACGCATCGAAGCATTGCCGATAACGACGTTGTTTCCGCTCCCAGTCGAAACACCCTCGCCTGCTTGCCCGCCGATAAGAACATTATTACCTGATGAGGTTACGTTGTATCCAGCGTTATAACCAACAAACGTATTGATAATGCCACTTGTAAGACTGAAGCCTGCTAGCCTGCCGATTGCCGTGTTGTGAGACCCAGAGACAGTCGTGTCTAACGCCTGATACCCGAAAGCGGTGTTATTAGACCCTGTAGTCAGCGCAGTTAACGCTTGGTAACCGACAGCGGTGTTTGAAGCCCCTGTAGTCAGTGCAGTTAAAGCTTGGTAACCGACTGCTACTGTGTTAGAGAAGGTGGAAGATCCAATTACCCCCTCAGCAGCTTCAGACCCAACCGCCGTGTTATTAGAGCCCGTGCTTCTGCTGTTTGCAAGATAACCGAATCCAGTGTTATTGCTGGTAGTGACATTAAATCTATTTGCTTGAAAGCCAACACCTGTATTATTGGCACCCGTAGTAACAGCGTAGTTTACTTGATAACCAACAGCTGTATTTTTAGCCCCAGAAGTCAGCGATGTCAAAGCCTGGTGGCCGACTGCTACTGTGTTAGTAAAGGAAGAGGTAGAACCTCCCTTTGCTGCTAAACCACCAACAACTACATTACTGGAGCCCGTGGTATACATATTGGCTTGAGTACCAACCGTCACGTTGTAATTTCCAGTTGTATACCTCTGAGCTTGCTGACCAATAGCTACGTTTTGATTAGCATATACAGCTTCTCTAAGAGCAAATGAACCGATTGCTGTATTTGAATACCCCGTTAAGCTTTGTTCCGCATCACCAATAATAACATTCTCTGTGCCAAAAATAGCTTTAATCTTCCCGTCGTTTCTAAGCTTAATTTTTTCAACCGCACTACTAGTTGTGTAGTCGTTAATCTTGAGGTCTCCGTTTATCTGAACGAGACCTCTGTTGGCTGAGGCCGACCCGTTGCTAAACTCTAAAACCTTACCGCTGTTGTTGTTAGCCGCGCTGTGCTGTACGTACTTAAATGCTCCGTAATCGTTAACGGTGAATAGCTCAGGCTCAATTTTAAAATACTTTCCAGTTGAAGTGTTTCTAGATGTTAATCCACCCGTCTGAGTATGAAAGTCTATGCGGTAGTCGCTTCCACTTTTCTCAAGGTAAGCAGAGTTAGCATTGCTTGCCCCCCACATCTGGGCAGCAAGTCCGAACTCAATCCTGCCCTCGTTATTCCTGTCCAGCTTCAGATTACCGTCCTCAATGTAGATATGCTTATCCGTACCACTTACATGAAGGGCTTGGCTAGGTGAGGTTGTACCAATACCTACATTACCAGTAGTGTAGTAGATGTCGTTACCAGTAGTCGTCCAGGCAGAGCTCCCCCCTGAGGTCTGATCAGCATACTCCAAAGCTGTGGCTCCAGAGTTTACGACTAACACTTGACCCGCCGTTCCTATAGCTGGAATATCGGTTAAGTCCGATATGTTAGCGGCTGCAATTCTTGAATCTACAGCCCCATCAGTGTAACTAACTTTTGCTGTGTTTGCCGTTATTGCCGAAGCTTGCCCTGACGTTATTCCCGTCTTTGCATTGTTTGCAGTTATGTCAGAAGCTTGCTGCGTAGTGATGCCAACCTTTACAGAATTTGCAGCTACCGCGCTTGCATCAGTGTAGCTAACTTTTGACGTATTAGCGGTAATAGCTGATGCTTGCGCGGAGGTTATAGTTGTGGTGTCTCCAGCAAGAGCTGTAGTGCTAGTAGTACCCAAGGAGAGTGAAGATCCTGCGGCAAACGATAATTGACCGTTTCCGTCTGTCTTGAGAAAATGACCAGCAGAACCATCTGCGGTTGGGAAAGAGTAAGATATGCTAGATGTGTCGCCCACCTGTATGGCTCCATTGAACCTTACATTACCATTTACATATAAGTTAGCAGAGGTTGGTATTTGACCAGACTCATTTACAGATATAGTGGCGTCACTAGCAAAGAGGCCAGGTATAGATCCGCCCGTTGTTGAAGAAAATATAGGACTAACAAATTGATATCCAGCTGACGGGCTACCTCCGATTGCGTTAACAACATAGGTTCCTGGGGTGTCTTCAAGGAGCTTAATATTGTTATCAACTGGATCCCAAACTAAAACCCTCTGATACAAAGGGCTTACATCCCCTACGGTTGGTATTAGTTGTGTGGTTAGATTAGCTGCATTAAAATCTAAGGAAACGTTGCTAATATTATTTATATTACCCGTTACGGTTCCGTCTGATCCAGGCTGACCTTGGATACCCTGAGGGCCAGAGGGACCGACTGGACCTAAAGGTCCTTGAGGTCCTTGAGGGCCTTGAGGACCTTTCGATACTGTAATCTTAACCTTTGCCATTATTTAACTGAGTCGATGGTTACGTCTTCATTTACTTTGAATGTACCAAATATCAAGGTGTCTACAGAAAGCACAACATCTGGGTCTGGGGCTGGATCCGTCCTGGTTTGTTGAATATCATAAACATAAAGACCAGAATCCATAATCATGTTAACGGCATCAACAGAGAAAGTAACCAAGCCAGGGGTGTCAGCAGAAATTTTAGGGGTTACATCAACTACATTTAACTGATCGGTATCACTAAGTCGGACATCCATCTTAAAGGCGTACTTGTTTCTTTGGTCATTGAGGTCTAAGGCCACACCGCTTTCGTCTTTAAGCTCTAGATTAAGTGTAAACGTATCTCCTTTTCTACATATTAAATCAAGACGCTGTGACCTGTCTAAGTTTAAAACCTTACTCATCTTATCCTAGTATTTCTGATGTTATGTCTGCCGATTGCTCTGGTAATTCCCCTCTCTCACCATTTCTTTGAGAAAGCAACTTGCTCTGCTCAACGGCCTGCTTTTTGACTCTATCGTCCTTACGGTCATCTTTTGTGTTTTCGATCTGAGACTTAAACTGCCTTTCTGATTCAGACTTGTTGGACATAGCATCAGCCTTAATGATCTCTATCTCTTTTCTAAACCCGTGTTTAACTTCCTCTAGCTGAGCTTCAAGCTGGGCTTTTAACTCCAGCTCTTGAGCTTTTAGTTGAGCTTCCATTTGCATCTCTTGCTGTCTAGCTTCAGATGATGCTTGAGCTGACTGCTGTTGAATCTGAGCTTGCTGCTGAGAATTCTGCATAGCAACCTGTTGTTGTTTAGCCATTCTCTTTTTTCTACGAACAACAAGAAGCTTTTCAGCTTGGTTTATATCTCTTAACTGACGAACAGCTATGGCGTCCTCTAGATCTATTTCCTTCTGACTAAGAGCTATCTGAATATTTTGTTCTAAGTACTGACGCTCAGAATCTTCCATTTCTTTAACTACACGAACCCCAAAGTTGTACATAGATAAATTGTGGAAAGAGGTCAAAACCGACATGTTTTCCACCCCAATAGCGTTTTCGTAAATACGGTGTAGAATAGAGTCGGGATGAATTACCTGTAAACACTTAACAATATCGCTACAAACCTTCTTGTAAAGAATCATAGAAGCGTTAGTAATATCATATATAGCGTTGTTGGCTGCTGCCAAGGCTTGTTGACGAACACCAACAAGCGCATCACCCTTAGGAGAAGAAGCGTCCATCACTTCGTTAATTCCTGTCGCGTCGCGGATCATCTTTAGGTAGTGGTTATACAGCCCTATCAGTTCATTTACGTTTCTAATGCTGTTGCCTATTTCACGAATAGGTGGGTTTTGGAACCCCCCCTCTGGGTTTTTACTCCTGTAGTAGAACACGCCAGTCTGCTCATAAATGTCGTGTAAGTCCAAAGGCTGTAATTCCCCGCCTTTTCCCAGCTGAACGTTTTCTAACCCCTCAATATCAATGATGATACCATCTGGTTTTGCTTTAGCGACTGCCTGCTGAATCTTCAGGTGAGTAAGCTGTAATTGATCAGCGAAACCGATGCAGCTATCAACCATAGACTTAGGCATCATGTCTAAGATGTTTGTAGAACAAACCGAATACGACAGGTTGGTTTTAGAGATGTCGTGAACGTTTTTAGGTATGTTGTTTTTCTTGCTGTAATTGAAGAGAAAATCAGTACCCAAAACATAACAACCTCCATATATAGAAGCAGACTCTAGCTTAACAACCTCCCTGTTAAAAACAGAGTTTTGAGGGCCTTTGTAGTTTTCACCTTTAGAGTAAAACCCCACATTACCATATCTGCTTTCTTTATTCTCGAAGTATTCGCAATCAACAGACATAAACTCAAAGTCAAGCACCTCAACCATGTATTCGTCGTAACCAAAACTAGACCTATTGTTTGTTCTATCATAAGAGGATTGAGACAGCTTGCCTGAATCGTATCCATATTTCTTTTGAGCTGTTTGAGCAATCTCCTTAAACTCCTCCTCGGTAAACTGATCTCCAGCCATGCGTTTTAACTCATGGATAGGAACATACCGAACATGACCAGCATAAGTAAGGTCAGAAAAATTTGGATCTTCTGTAAAGCTATGAACGAAGTTAACGGGATCTATGTAGTCAGTTTTTATCCCATAACTAGGGTCGTTTGACCTCTTCACCACGGACATACCAGTAACGGCGAGATCGTTTACGCACCTCCTAAGAACAGAGTCGTTAAAATCATTCCAGTCAAGCGTCAAATTAGTACCTATTTGTGCTGCTATCTCGGAAGAAGACTTAATGTTTTCTCCTATAAATATTTCAGCCTCCTCTAGCGTTTCTGGTATCTCACTAGAGCTTTTGCCTACAACAACGCCTGTTTTTTCTTCAATCTTGACTAGTTGATTTTTAGCCAGTATCATCATTTCTATCTTTCTTCTTTCTTTGTCCTTCTCTGAAGAAGACAGAGGGTCAATAGCTTCTAGATTAGGATATGGAGAGAGCGATAGAATTTTGTTTACAACGATTCGAACGAACTTGGGTAAAATAGGAACTGGAGTAAAATCAATATTGATCATACTTCCATCGCCATTGTTAGGGTCTAAAGAGGTAAGAAGAGACTTGTAAATGGCCGTGTCCTGAGTTCCATTTGCGTACCTTCGATTTCTTTCAAACGTTTTTTTTCTATTCCCAAAAATAGAATTATGCTGATCCATCTTGCCCCACTGTTTGTACACAGCTTTGGCATAGCTAAGACCATATTCCTTGCTTTGTTTTTGCTCAGAAGGTGCTAAAGGGTCTGGAAAGCTAGATTTTTTGTTATTACTGTACATTTGCAATGAGCTGAGTTATTATAACTCCAATGCAAATATAGTAAAACTAGAAGTGCCAGGCTTTAGGCTTGTGAGTCCTAAAAAACTTCTTATTACCAAGGTCTGAAACAACACGCTCTTTCTTTTTAGATTTCTGAGCACCAAGAAGCGCCAACCCAGAGCTGATTGTCAAGTCAAACTTAGTCCTCTTGTCTATTTTATACGCAATCCAATCCTCTAAGGTTTTGTTAAAGTACATATTTCCAAACTCCTCAGTCTCAGCCTTTATGCCTACATGGTCATGTATATAGGCTTCGATAGATTGAGCGTGAGACTGTATCACATCTTGTGAGTTCGATGGAATACCCTTAGTCCTTACGTTAGCAGATGAGTTGCCAGTCTTTAAGAAATCAGGTCGATCCATTAAGTAACCGTCGTAACCTCTTGACTCAAAGTACCTTACGATACCGTACTTATTGTTCTCTACAAGCAAAGGATATCCGTAGAAAAAAGCGCACATCAATACATCTTCGTAAAATATACTGGCAAGGTCAGGGCGAGACGCATACTCCACAACAAACATATTTGAAGGGGCATCCATACTGAACTTATTATACATATGAAGAGCACCTTTAGATCCCCTGCCGTCAACGGTAGCGTCTAAATCATACGAGTCAACACCTCCTACTCCGATATGCGAATTAGGGGCCACCTTTTTGCCTCGCTCGTCACTCTTCTGATTTCTTAGGTGATCGGGTGGCATCCAGGACACCCTAAACCTACCATTAGGATCTGGAGAGAAAACAACCTCTTCGTCTTTCTTTCTCCACATGAAGTTACCCTTTACTACTGGGCTAGGAAACATATCTTCATTAAACTCTATTTGCTGGTAGATCTTACCGATATTAAATAGACTGCCCTCGATACTATCTCTAAAGGCCTCGTCCTCAGTAAAAGGGAACTGACGAATGATCTCGTTTAGTTCAGAGGGGTCGTTTTTAAAGGAGCTGCGCTCGTTTTTAAGGTAAGTCTTACTGCCTTGATCAATAACCTCCCCGTCTATACCATGTATATGTACGTTTTGGGAGGGGTCATCAATAACAGCGTTACCGTAAACATCAAAGAACCCTTCTAGTGCGTTATAGGCTGGGATGAATATTCTGTATAGTCCTGACCTAGTTCGTCCGTTCTGATTTCTTTCATTAGGATCGGAGTCAGCCCATAACTCTCGGTACTCTTCACCTCCTTTATTCATGGGGTTTACTGTACTCCCCACCAGAGCTTTACCGACCACTCTTTTACCCACGATCAAGCAAGTACGCTCAATCCTCCACGCCTCTCTGATGTCAGTGGGTTTCTCCCACTTACCAGCCTCATCGAGATATAACATGTGTAGCTTTTCGCCGTCATATGCGTTGTTCGTGGTGTTCTTCCAGTTGATTACTGAATTAAGGGCATCACCAATCTGAGATGTTTTATTGTTTTTAGTAATACGCTTCGAAGGTTCCCGAAATGCTAGCTCCATACGTGGGTTTGTGGTACCGTCCTGGATAGGCTTAAAAAAGAATGGGTAGCTGCGAAAGATCGCAACCACCTTCTTCATAAAGATGTTTTCCTGCGAGTCTTTACCAGTCTTCGACTGTATGCCAAGAAGCTTCTCTTTAACTTGACTAGCTTCATCCACCAAGACAGCAGAGCATACGTTAGTGTAGCCAGAACGACGACACTTAGTATAAAGCTGACCGAAACAACGAGGGTCAGCTTCACAAGCAGCCATGTGCGTAAAGATGTCTTTTTGGAAAGCGAGGTATGATGGATATCCGATATCAATTTTAGACCATTGTAGAAACATATAGTGTCTCCCTGTAATATACGTAGGTTTCCCATTATTGTAAAACCATACACCGTCACGCCTACGCTGAAACTCTTGTTCGATGTAAGAACGAAACTTGTTCCGAAACTCGGCAGGCTTTTCGAACCACTCATCCATACTGCGTATCCTACGCATTTCCTCTGGCATAGAGATGCGTTTCCACAGCTGCAACTTCTTTGGTTGGTCATGGAAGAGAATTTCCGATTTGCGCGGTTTCTTCGGCAGGACCACGAGTAACCCGTGGAGCTCGACAGTTTCTCCTTCTGTACCGTTAGGGTCGATCTTAATCCCCTTAGCTTCATAACCTTCTATGTCAATTAAATTGGACATCAGTAGCTCTGTCCATGTGAG